GGGCCTAGAAGTATTGGGGATGAAGTATGAAGAAAGAACAGAACCCTGGAACGGTGCTTGTGGTGTTTACTCTCCGCTCCTCACCGAAGCTGCCGTGCGGTTTCAATCAGAGACAATCATTGAGACTTTCCCCGCTGCTGGCCCTGTCAAGACTGAGATCATTGGGGCAATTGATAAGCTCAAAGAAGAAGCCGCTGAGCGTGTCAGAGATGACATGAACTATGAGTTGACTGAAGGTATGCCCGAGTATAGACCCGAGCATGAGCGAATGTTGTTTAATCTAGGACTCACAGGTTCAGCGTTTAAGAAAGTTTATTACGATCCTAATATTGGCAGACAGACTTCTATCTATATCCCAGCAGAAGATGTAATCATTCCTTACGGTTCTAGTGGTGCTCGCATGGCTGAGCGTGTGACTCATATCATGCGTAAGACCAAGAATGACATTAGAAAGCTACAAGTAGCTGGGTTCTATTGTGATGTAGATTTAGGTGAGCCTACCCAGATACATACTGATGTAGAAAAGAAAAAAGCTGAAGAGCAAGGTTACTCACTGACAGATGATGAGCGCTATCAGATTTGTGAGATACAAGTTGACTTTGATTTGCCTGGGTTTGAGGACGATGATGGCATAGCTAGACCTTATATCATCACGATAGAAAAAGGTACACACAAGGTTCTTTCTATTTACCGCAATTGGAAAGAAGGCGACAAACTAAAACTCAAGAGAGACCATCTCGTACAGTATGACTATGTACCAGGCTTTGGTGCATATGGCTTGGGATACATCCACTTGATTGGTGGCTACGCGCGTGCGGGTACATCTATCATTAGACAGCTAGTTGATGCAGGTACGCTTTCTAATTTGCCCGGAGGGTTGAAGACCCGTGGGCTGCGTACCAAGGGAGATGATACACCGATCGCCCCCGGAGAGTTTAGGGATGTGGACATTGCGTCAGGCGCACTGCGTGACAACATCATGCCCCTACCGTACAAAGAACCTAGCCAAGTTTTGGCGGGGCTATTAAAAGAAATTACAGACGAAGGTAGAAGACTTGGTTCGATAGCAGATATGAATGTATCTGATATGGGGGCCAACGCACCTGTAGGTACGACGTTAGCTCTATTGGAGAGACAACTCAAGACCATGTCTGCGGTACAAGCCCGTGTGCACTATTCGATGAAACAAGAGTTCAAACTCTTGAAAACAATCATTAGAGACTATGCACCCACAGAATATAAGTATGACCCTAACGGCGGTGACAAGAAAGCCAAGCAAGCTGACTATGACATGGTGGAGGTGATCCCAGTATCGGATCCTAACTCAAGCACAATGGCACAAAGGATTATGCAGTATCAAGCTGTGATCCAGTTGTCGCAAAGCGCTCCACAAATCTATGATTTGCCCCAATTGCATAGACAAATGATTGAAGTGTTGGGTGTGAAGAATGCAGATAAACTAATACCCACTGAGGATGATGAGCAACCCAAAGACCCAATCAGTGAAAACATGGGTTTCTTAAAAGGCAAGCCTACCAAAGCGTTTATCTACCAAGATCACGATGCTCATATTGCAGTACACACAACGTTCATGCAAGATCCGATGATCGCACAGCAGATAGGCCAAAACCCAATGGCGCAACAAATGCAAGCTGGGATTATGGCTCACATTGCAGAACACTTGGCGTTCCAGTACAGAGCGCAGATCGAAAAACAGTTGGGCGTACAAATGCCCGCACCCGATGCCAAACTACCGCCTGATCAAGAAGTTCAATTGTCTAGGTTAGTGGCTCAAGCAGCCGTACAAGTTATGCAGCAGCACCAAGCGATGGCGCAACAAGTCCAAGCACAACAGCAAGCACAAGACCCATTGGTTCAATTGCAGCAGCAAGAGATGCAGATCAAAGCGGCACAAGCTCAAACACAAGCCCATAAAGTACAAGGTGAGTTGATGATTAAGCAAGCCGAGTTGCAGTTGAAGCAGCAGCAAGCTGGGGTACAAACTCAACAAACTCAGCCCGCACAAGATGCAGTTACAACACCGGATCAAACCAATCAACAACACATTATGGACATAGCTCAGCAGACGCAGCAGATGCACCATGCTGAACATGAGCATAGACAAAGTTTAGTGCACGCTGAAAAACAGCATCAATTAGGTATGGTGATCAAAGCTCAGCAAGCTAGAGAAAAGATGGATGCACAAAAAGCTCAAACACAAGGAGGCAATAAATGAGCTGGCCAGATTGGATTGTTGAAAACACTCTTAACCAAGCATCTAAATTAGAAATGATAAAAATTATGATTGATGGTGGTATTTCTGAAGATGAAGCAATTGCTTTGGTAGCTAATGTAAAAAATTTACCCGGNTATCAAATTGCAGAAAAACTTTTTACAGAAAAAAACAAATTAATTTCGATCATGGCTAATTTAAAAAATCTTCAAAACTACACGGAGATTGAAAAAATTAATATGCCTAGTGATGAAGAGTTTTATGAAAAATATTGGAGAGCAAACAGGCCAGTTGTAATTAAAGATTTGGCATCTTCGTGGCCAGCTTTAAATATATGGACATTTGATTATCTTAAAGAAAATTTTCCAGATGAAACTATAGAAATACAGACAAAAAGAAACGCGGACAAAGAATTTGAAATTAATAGTATTTCTCATAAAGAAAATATAAAGTTAAAAGATTTTATTAAAAAAATAGAGGAGTTAAGCCCAACTAATGATTTTTATATGACGGCTAATAATCATGTGTTAAAAAATTCAAAGTTAAATCGTCTATTGGTGGATATTGGAAAGATTCCAAATTTTGTAAAACAAATATCTAACAATGGCTTATCTCATTTGTGGATTGGCCCAGCGGGAACTATTACGCCTTTGCACCACGATGAAAGTATATTGTTTCATACTCAGATAATCGGCAAAAAAACATGGAAGTTTATTTCTCCTTTTGAGACCCCAAATTTATATAACCATAAAGCCGTATTTAGTCTCGTTGATTTAGAAAATATTGATTATGAAAAGTACCCAAAGATGAAGGGTGTAAAAATTATGGAGGTAACAGTTGAACCCGGAGAAACTGTATTTCTTCCGTTGGGTTGGTGGCATGGGGTTGTTTCTTTAGAAAAATCTATATCATTATCATTTAATGATTTTATTTACCCTAATAATTGGGTATTTAAAGACCCCACGGGAGAAAATTAATGGATTGCAACCAAATGGCTTCATGAAAGTAGGTATTGATATGGATGACAGACTATTGGAACATTTGCTTAAAAAAATTGAAGANATTAAAGATTCATATACCGCGCCTATGAGTGAGGGCGCTGCGAAGGATTTTGGTGAGTACCAAAATATGTGTGGGGTAATCCGGGGCCTTACCTTGGCACAAAGAGAGATAGCCGACCTCGTGCGTAAATTAAAGGACGATGATGACAACGACGACTGAGTTTGATGTAAGTGCGGTTGACCTGTCTGGCATTCTTAATACGACTGCTGAACAAAAAGCCAAACAAATTCCTGACCCCAAAGGATTCATGCTACTAACAGTAGTACCCGAGGCGATGGAAGAGTATGCAGATAGTGATATAGGTATCGTCAAATCTAGCCAAGAAATTTGGAAAGAAGAGATGTTGACCCCTGTGCTATTTGTAATCAAGATGGGCCCAGAAGCCTATACAGATGAGAAAAGATTTCCTAGTGGGCCTCGTTGCAAGGTTGGAGACTTTATTATCTGCAGACCTAATTCAGGCACCCGCTTGAAGATTCATGGTCGTGAGTTCCGTTTAATCAACGACGATAACGTCGAAGCGGTTGTTGAAGATCCCCGTGGGATTACACGTGCGTCATAAGGAGTAAATCATGGCAACATACAGAGGTGAAAACTATAAATTTCCTGATGAAGTTGATAAAGCAACTGAACATGAAGTTGAGATTGAAATCGAAGATGATACTCCCCCAGAGGATCGCAACCGCAAACTAATGGATGAGCCTCCACAGGATTTCCAAGCGGACGAGCTGGCCAAGTATGACGAAAGTGTCAGAAAAAGGATACAGCACTTTACCAAGGGTTATCACGAAGAACGCCGTAAATCTGAATCCGCTCAGCGGGAAAAAGAAGAAGCTATTCGTGCAGCCCAAGTAATTGCCGAGGAGAATAAAAAACTCAAAGGCTCTCTGAGCGAAAGCCAAACTGCCCTGATTGAAAGCGCTAAACGCGTGGTCAATACAGAGATAGAAGAAGCCAAAGTTAAATACAAAAACGCTTATGAAACGGGAGATTCTGACGCACTGTTGGCTGCCCAAGAGGAGTTAACCAGTGCAAAGATAAAGGCCGATAAAGTTAACAATTTTAAGGCTCCCGCTTTACAAGATAGTAAAAATGATGTACAAACGGCTCAAGCGGTGCCAACTGCTGTTGTTGACCCCAAAGCGGAAGCGTGGAGGGAGAAGAACAAATGGTTTGGTGCGGATGATGAAATGACCAGCTTTGCGTTGGGGTATCACGCGAAACTCCTCAAGTCTGGTATTAATCCGCAATCCGAAGAGTATTATGAGAAGATTGATTCTCGAATGAAACAAGTGTTCCCGGATGCGTTTGAGTCCGAGAAACCTGCTGATGCGCCTTCTCAGCGGCCCAAATCAAACGTAGCACCTGCTACGAGAAGCACAGCGCCCAAAAAAATCGTGCTAACTCAGACTCAGGTAAATATCGCCAAGCGGCTTGGTGTTCCATTGGAACTCTATGCGCGTAAGGTTGCGGAAGAACAATTGAGGAGTAACTAATCATGACAACACAAAATAGACTTGCACGTGAACTAGATTCAAGAGCAACTACACAACGCCCAACGATGTGGAGAGCGCCCGAGACTCTACCTATGCCTGACCCCCGGCCCGGTTGGAAACATAGATATGTTCGTATCAGCTATGGCGGTCAGTCTGATCCTAGTAATATTTCTTCTAAGTTCCGAGAGGGATATGAACCCTGCAAAGCAGAAGATTATCCTGAGATGATGATGCATGCTACCGAAGAGGGCCGATTCAAAGGCAATATTGAGGTAGGTGGATTGTTACTTTGNCGAATTCCAGAAGAGTTTTTGGAACAGCGTAATGCACATTACACTAAACAAAATCAAGCTCAGATGGATTCCGTAGATAACAATTTCTTAAAAGACAGCGACCCTAGAATGCCTCTGTTTTCAGAGAAACGTTCAAAGGTTACATTTGGTTCAGGTTCTTAAATTCTAAGGAAACAACATGGCTTATCCGCTCATTCCAGCCCCTTACGGGCTGAAACCGTATAACCTGATTGGTGGCCGAGTATATGCTGGTTCAACCCGCATGTTCCCCATCTTAAATGGTTATAGCACTTC